TATATCACTTCGAAATCTCGAGTGGTTTATCACCAACTATTCTAAGAAAAATAATTTAACATACAAGACCCGTGACGGAAAGTTATTTAGCGTTCACTGCGCCTATAAATCTAGTTTAGATGGATACAGCAAAAAACTGTTTGACCCATTCTGTAGATCAAATAAGATGCAATACATTGTTCCGGGCACATCTGATAAAATAAGCACTACTGTTGCACAGTTAAATTTTATTAGATGGTGTATTAAGAACAGTGTAGTTGACTACATACGCAACCATCATTCCGATTTATTTAATAAGGGGGGGGATACTTCAAAAAGTTATTCCGGTTTAGGCCTACCATAACCGGGTGGAATCTCTCTGTTTAGTTCTCCAGGTTTAGGCCTAACACCCTCAACTTCCATAGACGTTTCAGGTACATATGTACCAATTGGTGGTACTGATACGAGTGATACGAACCCCCCATCAAACTTAAACGTTTGATACCCGACGTAGTATAGATGTAAAGAGTATGTGTTTGAACTAGAAAGACCATCCTTTAATTTCACATCTAAAACGGTACGGTCGGATTGAAGTTGCCCAAAATCCAAACTTCCCGATGGCTCCACATTAACCGGATTCATCGAGAATGTATACGTGTAAATATTCTTTTCAGGTCTAGAAAGTCTACTGTTATGAGGTACTACATACTTATAATACGTATGATCAACGAGCGGTAAGTTTGGTAAATCTTGTCCATTTATATAAATTTTGGCACTGTCCATGATAGGTTGAAAAAATGCGTTAGATAAAGATACCGTGTCACTCGCCGAAAAATTGTAGCGATTATAGAACACATTACTTTCTAACGATGTACCACCCGCGTATACGGATTCATCCTCGAAATCCGTGTTACGCAAGAACCAATTCATACTTTTTACCGGTACATTTGGTACGAGTTGTAACTTTACTTCACTTTCATTAAGTTCCGTTTCTACGGTGGGATGTTTTCTCACTATATCAGTGATAAATGTTTGGGGTTTAGTCATGAGATATATACGTTCTTGATTTGATACTGTGATTTCTTCTGTTATGATCTTAAAATTAGCTAAACTAACTGTATCGGTGGAGTTCGTAAAGAATGTTTGTGGTCTAAATGTAATTTCAAATTCTATTTTCTGTTTATGTATGGCACACGTAGGAAAGTATGGTCTGTTAGGTTTGTTAGAATCATATTCATCTCCCTCATATTTCCTTGAAAAGAAGAGTGGTATAGGTATGAATAGTTTCGATTCGTTCGTAACCAATCCCGCGTTATTTACAGACGATGTTCCTTCTGCAAAGAATCTATTCACTAAATACCGTTTAGTTCGCTTTTCGGATGCGTCTAGGTACAATTCATCGTATATGATACCCCAGTCATCGTGAAATTTTTCTATTTCAGTTTCATCGACGCGCATCGCTACAGATTTTATTAAATGTCGTCCTATCTGATCCGATAGGTAAAACGAATTACTACCTAACCCCGGAAAGTCTATGGCTATGTACATATTGCTCAATAAATCTCCCATATTTCGTGGGTTTAGTGTCACTTTTATACTTTCACCAAAAGGCCAGTTAGCTTTTGTACCCGGATTATCGATTTTTGTACTTCGATGAAACTTTTGAAAATTTGAGTGTCTCTTGGGATCATATTTAAAGAACGAATTTTCAGGGTCGTTTTCCAATAAATACGTATCCTGTTTACCGATCGCGTTAAGTGCTATCTGAGCACCAGGATTTGGACCTTCAACGATCATATCTAAATATTAGTTACATTTTTTTAATATCAGTTTCCCACATTTCAAAATAACCGGTAGCTTCAATCAAACAAACTTCTTCTCTGAGTTTATTCCATTCATCAAATAACGCTTTCACTCTCTCATCCGTATATTCGATGGTCTTAATGTGTAGAAGGTAATCATGTGAATCGTCAATCTTGGGAAATAAGGTGGAAAGTTGATTTTCGAGATCCTGTTTCTTGCGCCGAAACACGACTATATCACCATCGATCACCATCTTAACAAAACGCGCTCGATGAGAACAGAGTTCAGCCTTCTTCTTAGTTGTGTCGATGAGATGCGCCTTACGTTTCTTATAATGTTCCATACGAAGTTTAATAAAATCAACCAAAATTTGTCCAGGTGAATCGTATTTACAGATACCCTTTGTCGGATGAAATAAATGCATGTTTGAGCATCTGATAGTCTTTTGCAGTTTGAGATCCTTGACAGCGTCTTTGCCGTTATAATCTTGGATGATAAAATCAACGTTCTCAGTTGTACTGTTATTTATGAAACCACTGATGATTTTCTTTTCAACGAGAGTATCGAGATGTTCCTTATAATCTTGGGTCCATCGACCCGGGGGGAGATCTGTTACCTTTACTGTCCTCCCAATGCATTTCCATACACCTTGTGCGATCCATGAATCATCATCCTGTTCCAAGATAGACCCCTTAAACCCCCTAAACCAGGGTTTCATTTTTTTCATTTCTCTACCATTTGTAAAGTTGAGGATATTTGCCTTGATATCTTCTGGATTGAAAGGCGGTACGTAGCACGAAAACCCCGTTCCGATTCCTTCAGTTCCATTCACAAGTACCATAGGTAGAACAGGCATATAATGCTCGGGTTCAATCGAACGCCCATCATCATCAAGGTAGGTAAGTATCGCGTCATCCTTTTGGTCGAATATATTTCGAGTTTCCTTCGACAACTTCGTAAAGATATAACGGGTCTGAGATGCATCCTTGCCTCCCATCAATCGGGTACCAAACTGACCGCACGGCTCCAAAAGATTAATATTATTAGAGCCCGTGTAGTCGTTTGCTAGTTTGACGATGGTGTCGGCCAAACTTACTTCACCATGATGATAAGCGGACTTTTCAGCTACGTAAGCGGCGAGTTGCGCCACTTTCATTTCATCCTTCAGATTCCTTTGAAAACAAGAATACATAACCTTTCGTTGAGACGGTTTGAGTCCATCCGCCATATGTGCGATAGAACGTTTCAAATCCGCCAATGAGAAGTTTACTAGATCCTTGTGAATAAAGTCGGTAATTTCCAACTGCTTTATCTTACCATAAGGTACCTCGAGATCTTTTGCTTCTTTCGCGGTACTTTCAAGAAGCCACGTCTTACGATCGTCGGCCTTCTTTTTATCGAATGCGAGTACCACGGAATCATCTGTCATTACATCCACGTTAAATTTAACGGTGAGATCTTGTATAATTTTGAAATATTCTCGAGCCTCCACAGAAGTTGAAGTACCGAGACCCTTATAATATTTGATCCGCCAACCCGGCTGACCATCCCCGTACCATGCGCGGAATGAAGAATCCGTATAGAACGATTTGGTCTGAGAAGCTTTCGTGGCTTTAATGATAGGTGTGACCATAGACACCACAAAGCCCAATTTGAGGAGACTGGGCCAAAATGCGTGAATCATATTGAGAATTAGACCCTTGATATGCGAGCCATCATTATCCGCGTCAGTCATGATCATCAAACGTCCGTATCGAAGCTCAGAAACATCGGTGTATTCCTTGCCTTGTTGGAGACCGAGGATCTTCTTCAGGTCATTGAATTCCTGGTTCCCTGTCAGCTGCGCCACAGAGGCATCGCGAACGTTTTTACATTTCCCCCGGAGAGGAAAGACCCCGTAGTGATCTCTTCCCACCACAGAAAGACCGGCGACAGCGAGGGTCTTTGCTGAGTCACCCTCTGTGACGATGAGTGTACACTTTCCAGATTGAGCTGTACCAGCTTTATTTGCATCGTCGAGCTTGGGAATTCCGGTAATTTTACTCTTACGAGCTCCACCATCGGTCTTTGCCAATTCCTTCATCTCCTTGAACTTTGAGAGAGCCGTGAGTTCATCCGAAACGCCCGTCTTCAAGACGTTTTTTACGAAGGTTTTAGGCATCTCAAACTTGGAGCCAAAGTCTTGTGCCTTGAGTGTACACTCAGACTTGACCTGACTCGAGAAGGTTGGGTTCTCGAGGGTTGCTTTCACAAAGATAGAAAGGGTGTTTTTGACCTGTTGAGGTTTGAGCTTAATTTTTTTTGCCATCTCTTCAATGATACCTGCAGCGACTAGTGAAGCGGTGTGGTCAACGTGGGTACCACCCTTACTGGTGCAGATACCGTTTACAAAGGATACCTGTTGCATACCATCTTCGGATGGACCGATACAGACAGACCAGCGATCAGTTGTGGCACAGTGTAAATTTTCTACACCTTCATGCATTTTGGCGTAGGCTTCAAAGCTTTGTTTGGGGAGAGCTTCACCGTTAAACTTGACTTTGCAGTTGGGTGTCGTGCAGATATTAGCATCCCATACACGCTTTTCGAAGATTTTGTAGATGTTGAAATCCATCTTGGTCATCCCAAACCGTTTCCAGTCAGGAATGAATGTGATGGACACGGATGATGTGGCACCCGAATGTTTTTTGATTTTTTCAGGTTCACACACTGACATGTTATCTGACCACTTTTGTGTGTACGTCTGCTTTGTTTCGTGGTCCTTTACGATGATTGAGAATTCAGAAGAGTAGATGTTCGTCAACTTGGCTCCATATCCATTACGGCCTCCTACAATCCGCTTTTGATTATCATCATAGTTAGTACTCGTGAGAAGGTGTCCGAATACGAGTTCAGGATTCCAGATTCCTTCTTTTTCATGCATTTTAACAGAGATTCCACCCAGTGGGCCATTATTTTCAATGGTGACGGAACCAGATACTTTATCTACGGATACGGAGATGGACGTTACATTTTTAGGATGGAGTGAGTTGCGATCGATGGCATTGACGAGGATCTCATCAAAAATCTTGAGTAAACCGGGTGAATACTTGGTACTCTTCTTTTCGAATTTCTGACCGTTAAGAATCCAATAGGATTCCGTACTTAAATCGGTCGGACCGACATAGGAGTCTGGTCGCTTTAAAACGTGTTCGATATGCGTGAGTTTCTCAACGCTCTCCATGTTTTCTTGCTTTTATTACAAGTCTAATCTCTAACTTAGGTTTTTGTTTCATTTTCTAAAATTTTTAAAGACTTTAATAGTTTTACATATAGAAAACATGGATGCATAAAACATCACTATCTTGTTTCTGTGAATGGTGAATCGTGTACGTCGATACATCTTATCATGTATGCGTTTTAATGCGTTACACATCTTGAGATACGCACCTTCTGGCAACTTATCACGATTCTCATCAAGGGTTTTCATTACAATATCCACATTTGGGTCTACTGCCATTAAAATATCAAACTATTTTATTTTTAAAAAATATTCTCAACATTATATAAGCATGTCTATCGAGAGTAACTTGAAAAAATTACTCAAAGGTGAGAAGGCTTGTATCCCAGAACACTTCTTGAAGGTTCCCAGTTACAACTCACCGACCCTTCGTACCGGTAAGGGTAGGCCTATAAGTGAAGGTGCATTTGGAAAGATGTACCGTGGAAGTATCAATGATAATGGAAGGCGGTATGTCGCCTACAAAGAGATAGATACATCGGAAAGTACTGATGGCGCCTTCGAGTTTGAATTCAAGGTTGCCGAAAAATTGAAGGAGTTTGCGGTTCCTGAGATGTACCTCTTTAAGAAGTGCCCCATCCAATATAAAACACCTAAAAAGGTGCGTAAAAAGAATGGTACGTTGGTCCAACCAAAAGAACGTACCAAACCCAAGGATATTCTTTATATGGAACTTCTTAATGGTATGTCGTTTAATTCGTGGTGGCAAACCAAGCCATCTCTTGATGCGATAAAGTCTGTAATTGTACAGGTTTTTGATAATCTCTACCGAATTAACCAAAAATTTCCAGACTTCCGTCACCGCGATTTACATGGAGGTAATGTGATGGTTTCACGGCGAGAGGCCGAGTACACTTGGAAAGTTGACCTCGGTCGTAAAGTAATTCGGAACGACCCTGGTGGATCTTTTAGGAGTCGTCTCGGTTCACCTGATATCAAAAAGTATAAGCGTACGAACGCTGGTGTAGAAGCGCATATCATTGATTTTGGTTTATCATACTGGTCCAGGCGTATGCCAAACCCAGAAACGAAGGATGGTGTATATGAGGATATAGGTGTATACGGGCATGGAATAGGTCCAGGTACGATTTACTACGATATTCATAGGTTTTTGTATGTGATTTATGTTAAGGTGAGACAACCTGGGACTCTAAACGAGCGAGCTATTAAAAATTTCATCGAAGAGCTTATACCGAATAAAGAGTTCCTCGAGTTTAACGGAAAATTCACCAGCGAGGGATATCTACTCTCAGATTACCACGTCGCCCTCCGAGCAAACCTTCCCACATTCAAGACTATTTTGACACACCCATTCTTAACTGGTGAGAAATCACCGAATAGACCAAAGACTGTCACGGAGGCTCTCAAAATGCTTCCTAAGGCTAAGACACCTCCCAAGATCAAGACACCCAAGGCTAAGACCAAGACTGCCAGTCCCAAACTCTCAACTACGGAAAGGAAGAAGAAGATGAACAGTGCGATTAAGAGGGCTGCGGCTGCATTAGCTAAGCCCAAAACCAAACCGGCACCCCTGAGGAGACCCGGTGCTGTACGCCCCAACCCAGTCCCTGAGATTCAACCGGCCAGTCCAAGC